CGAGCAGATATGACTAAAAAATTAGTTAAGTCTTATCCTTGGATATTCCTATTATCATTCATTCTATTAACATTGCCTGATGTGGATATTCCTATGTTAGGTCGCATTGATGTGTTTCTATCTACATTGATGTATCTAGTGCCTATTATGGTTGAATTAGCATCTATCGTAGAAAACATGATAGAACTTGAATTTGTAGAAAGTGCATGGTTTAAACGTGCGATGAGTTTGGTTAAAGAGTTGATAGCGTTCGTAAAATCAATAAAGGATGCGATTAAATGATTGAAAAAATTAGTATTCGTGAGGTGTTAACAATCCTCGTCTTAGGGGCGGTCAATATAATGGCCGTCCTTTATGGTTATAACGAATTGGCCATGAGCATTTCCTCCGGACTCGTTGGTTATTTAGGAGGACGTGAATCAAATAGGAAGGAGCAAAACAAATGGAACTAGGAAAATTAAGTGCTGCGTATGAAAGCAATGGAGACCCAGCTATTGTATCTACAGGTGAGGGGGACTTTGGGGGAATTTCGTATGGTGCTTATCAGTTAGCAAGTAATTGCGGAAGTGTAGATGCGTTTCTTGGTTGGGGCTTGCGTCAAGAAGATGGGTTTTACAAAGATTATGCAAGAGCCCTTCAAAGTGCAGGTCCTATCAATTCCGATGAATTCATTAACAAATGGCAAGAATTGGGAACCATAGACCCTAATGGATTTATGGCAATGCAGCATGACTACATCAAATATGCTTATTATGATGTGGCATGTAGTGAATTAGCCAATCAATTATTTGATGTTAATATCCATAGCCGAGCATTGCGTGATGTTGTATTTTCTGCGGCCGTTCAATATGGTCCCGGTGAAGTTGTTAATCTTTTTAAAGAGGCAATGCAATATGTTCCGGGTTGGGAGCCTGATTGGAACTTATCTTATGTAAACGACATTAAATTCGATTGGGATTTAATTAATGGTGCATATGAACAGCGAAAGTTGCATCCATGGAACTATGAAGGTAATCCTAGTTGGTTGCGTGAAAATCTTGTTGAACGGTTTGATGCAGAAAAAGCACAAGCATTAGAAATGTTCTCGCAAGAAATGCAAGAAAGGGGTCTATGATGAGCCTTTGGGTTTTCAAGGTATTATGTTACCTAAAACGACATAAAATTCTCATAGGGGGGCTAATTTTAATTATTTTAGCTATTGTAGGGGTGTCTATATATAATTCATATCAGGTTGAAAAGCCTGTGTTATTAAAACAGGAACAAGTAAAAGATCCTGTAAAATTGGCTAATGCTATACATATTACCAAAGCTGAAGCACAACAAGTTATTTCCATTAAGGAAAGAACTCAACCAGTAGCGACTTACTATACACAAGCATCTACAGTCGAACAAGCTGCAGAAAATGTGAAAAAGGATATTGCACATAGCAACCCTAATTTACCTAAAGCAGCAACAGAAAAATCTGATAGAACGGCGGTAGTTGCTAACACAGAGGAACAAAAAGTCGATGTATACAAAATCAAGTTAGATAAACCACATAGTATATTAGCTGGTGTAACTGTAATGACTAATGGTGAAGTATATGAAACAGTAGGTTATGAAGATAAACGCTTTGAGGGTTTAGCGCACTTTAAAGGTTCAGAGTTTAAAGGCGCATCCGCATTGGTTAAAGTTGTGAGATGGTAGGTGATCCAAATATCTCCGAGTTGCACGGTTTGCAACAGTCAACTAATAGTTTATTATTGGAAGAAAACATTATGAGTACACTATATCTTGATGACGATATGATGCCGTATGCTGATATATTTCTAAAAGCGATTACAAATATTGAAGCCTTAGGATACTCTTTTAAACCTGATTTGTTGATTCACAAATATACTGGTAGAAGTAAAAAACGATTAGGTACGACATATTGTTATCCAAATGATGATTTTTGTTTAATTGAATTAAGTACAGATAATCATAAAGATGGTATTACTATAGATACAATTTATCACGAGTTAGCACATGCCACTATCGAGTGTCATTTTAAAGGACACGGAAAAGAATTTAAGCAAATACGAAAGAAAATAATTGATGCTTATAAAATTGATATTGGCGGTGCGGTATTAAAAATGGAGTAAAAATATGGCAAAGACATTTGAATTTAACGGAAAGACTTACAATTTCGCAGAAGATATTCAAGTTCCGCAAGAGGGGTTGTTCGAGGCAACATTAGTTGATGAAAATAACCATCGATGTGAAATGATCTTTAGAAACGGTAAATTATTTAGACTAACTGAATTAGATTAGAAGTAAAAATCGTAAATTTTACCACTAAACATAATATTGAATGGTAAATTACAACAAAAGGGGTACCCAAGCGGTACCCCTTATTTTTTTTGACGTCAAATAAACGTCAAAATTTATATGTTATTCCTAATGATTTTTGTATATAATCATACTGTGCGAAAACTTGGACACAATGATTATTACTGAAATTTAATTATATATGTTAAAAAGCAGTCATATTATGGTATACTAAATTAGATATGAGATTTAAGTCAATAAGCCTTGATATTATAAGGATTATTTTTATTTCGTCACAAATTCGTCAAAAATTTATCCAAAAATTTTTGATACATCCTGTGCAGCGTTCTTGCGCATCTCATCTGAATAGTGGACGTAGACATTCATTACAGTATTGATATTGTCTCCAAGTAAACTTGCTACTGTTTTTATATCAACACCATTCGCAAGAAGTGTTGTTGCATAGGTGTGACGAAATGCATGGATAGTTTTATTGGGAACTACCGTTCTAATAGCATAATTTACATTACCAGTACTGCTAGTATTAATATTAAATAATCGCTCTGTATTAGAGATTGATTTATACTCTAATAATATATTGGATAGAATCGGAGGGATAGGAAGAGTTCGAATACTATTTCTTGTTTTCGGTTCCTTTACTCCGAATGCGTTATTTGACGTCCTAGACCATTGTTTGTTAATTCGAATGGTATTATAGGCCAAGTCTATATCAATCCACGTTAGGGCTAAAATTTCGCCATATCTAGCCCCTGTATATCGAGCAATGGATAGTAGGGTATATAGCTTTTTATTATCTATATATGTTTTTAATAGTAGATCCATTTCATCCATGGTAAAAGTTGTTAATGATTTATATGTTTTAGTTGTAAATCGTTTAATTTCTGATACCGGGTTAGATTGTATAATTCGATACGGTTTAATGGCGAAATTAAAAACAGACTTTAGGAAGGTGATGTGCATATTCTTTGTACGATTGGCAAATTTAATGTCAGAGAGCGTTTTAAATATCATCTGATGTGATATATCTCTAACACGTTTTTGATGCAATACAGATAGATTTTTAATGATATAATGATATACTAATTTTGTATTTTCTGATATGCTTGTTTTCTCACGCATATACAATTCACACAATTCAATAAATGTAATATTTTTAAGACTGTCATCAAGAGGATTGGTGACAGTCTTTTTTAGGTTATCGACAATTTGTTGCCCATAGAGCTTTGCCTCTCTCTGAGTAGGAAAGCCCTGCTTAGACTTTTGTTTCCATTTGATCCCGTCTTTATAACTGACAATAATTTGGTAACCTTTGTCTTTCTTCCTGACTGTAAAATTATATTGCATGGTTACACATCCTTGCTATTAACCACGTGATAAAAGAATTCTTCATCTATATCTTCATATAATTCTCTTTCATGAGCAATCCGTTCTATTAGATTGATATGTTCTTCAGAATGGAAGTCATCGTGTTTAATATGTCCTAATTCGTGTAGTACACTAACTCGTTGAGCATCTAATGGCTTATTTAAATTAACCAGTATTGAATGACTGCCATCTTCATTAAGACGTACTACTGCTGTTTGTGTTTTCTTTAATTGCGTATAGATCAAGTTAATAGACATAACAACACTCTCCCCTGATAGAATTAATTAGATAAAGGTTCGTTAAAATACATATTATATGATTTATGAAATATATACATTGCAACTTCATAACTCGGAGAATATGCAGGAGCTTTACCAGAAGGTGATTTCCCAAATTTGAAAGAATCTATAGAGGAAATCTTATTTCCATTTAAATCATACCGAATTAAAGTATTTATTTTAAACTTTACCCCATTATCATTTGTAAATTCCCTTGCTAAATCATTAACTTCTTCAAATTTAAGTGCTAATGTTTTTAAACTTCTATCGTAATTAAAAAAAGAAGTCTGATTTGCTTCTACAATACTGTTTTCATCGTACCATATAGAATATACAGTAGCGTTAATAGCATAATATGGCGGATTATATCTTGATACAACAATCGTTGAATTATCAACATACGCTTCATGCATTTGGTCAGAATACACTAATGTGTATTGATTTGGATTGTTACGCAATTCATTTAAAGAAATTGCATTGCATGATAAAGGAATAAATAATATACAGATTAATATTAATAACTTCTTCATTCTACTTTCCCTCACGTTTCTTTAATCCCTCAATTAAATTAACTACAAAATCAATATCATCTTTTGACATGTCTTCAGCTGCATCAAACAACAATCGCATATCAGGATTGTCTTTCAATTTATTTGCGTATTCCGCTACTTCTGGATCGATGTAATATGGGTCATTTATATCTGACTTATTTTCAATTAAATCTGATTTTTCTACACCAAAATAATTAGCCAACTGTTCAATTTTGTTCATTCTAGGCATTTTAGTTCCATTAACCCATGTTGAAACAGTTGATTTGTTTAACTTCAAATCAGCCACTAAATCTGCTTGTGTCTTTTTGTTTGCTGCTAATAAATTGCTAAGATTTTGAGCAAACACTCTCTTGTAATTAGAATCCATAATAAGCTCCTATTCTCCTCTCCTGCGTACCTATATATTAATACTTAAAGTAGTAAAACACAATACTATTTTATAAAAAAGTTTACTTTTAGTATTGACATTCTACTTTCAGTAAACTATACTAATAATCAAAGGAAGGAGGGATAAATTGAAGCGATTAAAAATTTCTTTAAAAGCTGCGAGAGTTAATGCAAATCTATCGCAAGAAGAAGTAGCAAGGAAAATGAAGAAATCCAAGGTTACAATCAATAACTGGGAAAATGGAAAAACAGAAATTGATTATGGGAATTTGAACGAATTGTGTCGATTATATTCCGTAACCATGGATGATATTCTTTTGCCTTATTAGTCTACTTTAAGTAGAAAAAAGGAGATGAAACATGCTAGTACAAAACAAACAAGATTTATCCATAGCTAATAGAGTTTATGGAAATACGGAAACTGTCTTTGGTTGGGCTGGTCGAAATGCTGAGTATGCACAATATTGGAGAAAGATTATTAGGGAATACTTTGCTAAACGACATACAAGTAAGTTATGTAGAAAGTCCATCCACGGCAAAATCAAAGAATGTCGTGAAGCAGATAGGATGGCAAAAGTAGAATCAAGGATTCCAGTATGGAACCCATAGTTTATACGATTAAAGACGTTGCAGAATTGCTCCAATGCAGCGAAAGCAGCGTCAACAATCTTAGGGAACGTGGCATCCTACGTGAAGTAAAAGGGCTTCCGGGCGTCCGCTTCAATAAAAAAGAAGTCGAGGCGCTAGTAGGGATTGTGGATGAATACAGTCCACTACAATACAGAAAGTTAGAAAAGGAGCGTAATGAGCTTTTACAAGAAAATGAAAAGTTAAAAATGAGTATACGAAAAATAACCAGTGATTTACTGGTTATGGTAGAAGGGGAGTTGAAGTTGTGATTATTGCTTTAAAATGGGCTGCTTTTATATGGATTATCGGATCCATGGGAAGCCTAGAAATTGATAAAATTGGTTTTTTCCAGTTTCTATTACAAATCATTATTGGCGGACTTGTTTGGGTGTGCGCCGATGTATATGAAAAAGAAAACGCCCGCTAACCGGCAAGCTAAACGGGCGTAGGTAAATAACACCTATAGAAATTATAACACGGAGGACAAATGAAGCGCATTGAAATCTTAATAGATGAAGCTAATCCAGATGAAAAGATAGGTATTAGTTATAACAAAGACAGTTTTGAAAATAATGAAGAAGTATTAGCAGTACTCCTTGGTTCAACAATTGGATTTGTTAAAGAAAATGTACCAAATAATAACAAAGTCTTATATCTTCAAGTTTGCATCGGAACCATGCAAACATATCAAAAGCAAATTATCTTTGACGAACGTTATAAAGATATGGATAGTAAAAATCCATTTTATGACATCATTCAAATTTTAAAAAGTAAGGAGTAAACAAATGAATGAAAAACAACAAGTCTTAAATCTAACTAATATTTGTGATGGAAAGTTAGAAGCTGAATTTGAGGAAATGTACAAAGATGCATTACGAAAAATCTCAAAAGGTCAGAAAGCTAAAATCACTATTAATATTGAAATGTTACGAGTTCCAGATACCGATACCATCGTAGAACTTGGTTACAATATTAAATCAACATTACCAGCTATCTCACGTCGTGCTATCGGATCTTATGCGGACGACTTTACAGTAAAAGTTGATGTCAACGAAAAGCCGCAATTAGAAGTTCTAACATTTAATTCAACTACTGAAAAGAGAGGTTAACACAATGGAAGAAAAATTTAACTTGAATGTACAAACAGAAAATGGTGAAGTAATTATTCGTCATGGTGAAGCCAATGACGTATTTCAATATAACGGATTTAGATATGAACTTAGTAGCGCTGAATCATTTGTTAAAGGTGTAAAAGCTAAGGGAGACCCTAAAACATCTGTTATTACATATTCAGACAAAAAGGTGGTAGCAGTAACAGACTGCACTGTAACAGATCGTACGCAAGACAAAATTGTATACGCATTTCAAAAAAGCGAACAGTTTAAAGAATGGTATTCCATCTTTGGTCTAAGTTTAACGCAAAAAGAAATGCTTGATTTACTCCGAATTCATGAACATGAAATCGAAGATTACGAAAAGCTTTTAATTGCTGTTAGAAATTTCAAATACGTAACACAAACGGAAGGCGATTTTACTCGAACTGATGATGATAACTATGTTATGAGCATCAAAGTAAAAGAAGCTGAAGGTACTTTAAAGATGCCTCGCTTTATCTTTGTAAACATGGTCATTCTTAACGAAAGTCAATTCACTCAAAAAATTGAAGTGCAATTAGACATCATTAAACCTAAAGACGAAGGGGATAAATTATTGTTCAAGTTATCTTGTCCAATCTTGAATCGTTATGTTAAAGATGCTATCAAATCTGAAACCGATTCAATTAAATCTGAATTAACCAATTACTTGTTATTGGCTGGTACTCAAGAATAAGGAGCAAATGCATGGGAGAATCAATCAAAATTAATTCATTTGAATTAGAAAATGTAAAGCGTGTTAAAGCTGTGTCTTATGAACCATCACCTAATGGGTTAACTATTATTGGTGGTAAGAACGGACAAGGAAAAACATCTATCCTTGATGCCATTGCTTGGACATTAGGTGGTGCAAAGTTTGAACCATCTAGTGCGGTGCGTGATGGAAGCTACAATCCACCTAAATTAGAAATTAAGTTATCTAATGGACTAGTTGTTACACGTAGTGGTAATAGCAGCACATTAAAAGTTGTAGATCCAGAAGGTAAAAAATCCGGTCAACGTATTTTAGATGGTTTCATTGGGCAACTAGCCTTAGACCTTCCAAAGTTCATTGAAATGAGCGATAAGGAAAAGGCAAATGAACTTTTGAAATTATTGGGCGTAGAAGACGAATTAAATAAACTTGAAGGTAAACACCAAGAGGTATATGCAAAACGTCATTCTATAGGGCAAATTGCAAACCAAAAGGATAAGTACGCTAAAGAGTTAATTGGCTATGATGATGTACCACTTGAACCAATTAGCGCATCAGAACTTATCCAACAACAACAAGCCATTTTATTAAAGAATGCGGAAAATCAAAAAAAGCGGAACAATGTTTCTGCTATTCAAGCTCAAATGGTCACCATCAACAACTTGGTTGATGAAACGCAAAAAAAGCTTGAAGAACTGCAAGCTAAACAAGCTCAATTAGCTGAAGATTATGATATTGCAACAACGGCTGCTAAAGACCTTGAGGATGAATCTACGGCTGAACTCGAGGAGCAAATCAAAAATGTAGATGCTATCAATCAAAAGGTACGTGCTAATCAAGAGCGTGCTAGAGCATTACAAGAAGCTGCTGATTATAAAGCAGATTATGACAACTTGACTGGTGAACTTGAAACTATCAGGGAAGATAAAAATAAACTGCTTGAATCTGTACAAATGCCATTATCAGGTTTATCCATTCAAGATGGCGTCCTTATCTACAATGATCGTCAATGGGATTGCATGTCCGGTGCTGAACAACTCAAAGTAGCGACGGCCATTGTTAGAGCTTTAAATCCTAAGTGTGGATTCGTACTTATGGATAAACTCGAACAAATGGATGTAGACACTATGAAAGAATTTGGGGCTTGGCTTGAATCGGAAGGCCTGCAAGTTATTGCTACTCGTGTTACTAATAACCAAGATGAATGTTCCATCATTATTGAAGATGGACATATTAAAGGTGAAGAGTACAGTAATGTGGCAGCACCAGTTAATGAAACTAAACATGAAAATGAATGGGGTGATTTTTAATGAATATTACAACAGGTAAGCGAAAACGTGCGCAAAAGGTGGTCGTGTATGGCACTGAGGGGATTGGTAAAACAACCTTTGCCAGTCACTTTCCATCACCTGTGTTTATTGATACAGAGGGCAGCACAGACCATTTAGATGTGGCTCGCACAGATAAGCCTACATCGTGGCAAATGCTAATTTCCTTTGTAAAGGAATTTGCAACAATGCCGGGTTTCTACCGAACTTTAGTCATTGACACTATAGACTGGGCGGAACAGTTATGTGTTGAGTACATCTGTGCTAAACATAATAAATCGGGGATTGAAGACTTTGGGTATGGCAACGGATATGTATTTGTCCGTGAGGAAATGGGCCGTTTCTTAAACCTACTTGATGAAGTCATTAATGCAGGTATGAATGTAGTGCTTACTGCTCATGCTCAAATTCGTAAGTTTGAACAGCCAGATGAATTAGGCGCATATGATCGCTTTGAATTGAAACTTGGCAAAAAGACGGGAAGTCAAACATCTCCACTTATTAAAGAATGGGCGGACATGGTACTCTTTGCCAATTATAAAAATGAAATCATCACAACTCAAACCAACAAAAAGAAAGCAACTAATGGTAAGCGTTTAATGTACGCTACTCACAACCCCGCATGGGATGCTAAAAATCGTCATGGATTACCAGATATGATGCCATTTGAATATAGTCAAATCGCTCATGTTATTCCAGATGATGTACTACCAACTGCTGCAGCACAAGAATTAGCACAAGCCGCTAATAATGAATATGCTTCAGAGGTAATGAATGCTACTAAGGAACAAATTGGGGAAGTTACTACAATACAACCTGTAACACTACCACAGGAAGCTGTTGATACCAACAAAAACGAAACACCATTAGTTGAAACAGCTATTCCTAAACCATTAAAAGACTTAATGGTTAAGGATGGAATTACATTAGAACAAATCCAATCTGTAGTTATCGCTCGTGGTAAGTATCCAGCTGGTACACCATTTGAAAATTATGATCCAGAATTCGTTAATGGATGGATTATCCCATTCTGGCCAAATATTGTTGAAGCAATTAAGAAAGGAAATTAATTATTATGACAACACAAAGCAATTTTGAAACATTCGGTAAAGCAGAAGAAGTATATTCATTTGACCAACCTATTTTAGCGGAAGAACGTGAATATACGTTACTTGAAGCTGGTTCTTATCCATTTGTAATTACTAATGTAGAAAAGAAATTCTATGAACCAAAAGAAGGTAGCAAGTTACCATCTTGTCCACAAGCTCAAATTACCCTCGAAGTAGATGGTGGCGATCAAGGGAAAACAAAATTAATTCACAATTTGTTTTACACAAAGTCAACCATTTGGAAAGTTACAGAATTATTTATGGCCGTAGGTCTTGCTAAGAAAGGTGAAAACTACAATCCTGACCCTGAACAATTATTGGGTAAGTCAGCCATGTGTGAATTGTCACAACAAGGCTATGTGAAAAATGATGGTAATAATGGTACTCGTAACGAAATAAAAAAATGTTTTGCAAACCCTAATGCTCAAGCAAATGGATACGGTGCATTCTAATGGAACTTAGACCGTATCAACAACAAGCTGTAGACTCGATATGGCATGAATGGGAAACGGTTAATAAAACATTGTTGGTTCTTCCGACTGGTACAGGGAAAACGATTTGTTTTGCCAAAGTTGCTGAGGAAGCGGTTCGCAGGGGTAAGCGTGTTCTT